AATGACATCACCGTTTGTATCTAATATTGTAGGTGATACTGCATTATTATAACCGCTACCAAAGATAACAACACCACATCCGTTAAGAAGTGTGCCTGGATATTTGCCCATAAAGGATTCAGTCCAGAATGTAAGTTCTCCCAATGATTGGCCTTCATAATCTTCTCTGTTCTTTATTTGCATTGTGCTGGAAGACACTACGGTTTCGTCGGTTGCTAATGCAGGGAAAAGACGATTGGAAACAGAGTTTAAATCGTTTCCGTGTGTATTATCTGTAGTGAGATCTACCGTTTTTACACTTCTTACCAATTGCATATTTCCACCGTATGCAAGGAAGTTGGAAGCAAGCAACCAAGAAGTTGCATAATATGCACTATTAATTGGTTTACGGAAGATGGTTTCTAATTGTTTTTCGGTATTAATGAGAACTCTTTGATCTGCTGGACCCCAACCAAACACTCCAACATAACCAGCTGGTGTGGTGGATACAGCTGGTACGATTGCGGTAAGGTCGAATTCTCTAATTTCTACGCCTGGGCTGACTTGGAATGCCATGTGTCGCTCTCCTTAAAATCTTAGTAGTATATTACTATTTTCTCTATGGATATGTATAAATTTACAATATTACATCACCCATAAGGATCCGCCAAAGTCCAGCCAGTTCCCTCCGAATCAATCTCTACATCAGGATCAAGTCCCGTTTCGATAAAACCAAATGGAGTCAAATCATCCTCCAGTTGTCGAAGTTTTTCATCGAATACTTGTTTACGAATATCAAGATTTGCTAGATCCTTAAAATAATTCTGAGTACTCAACCAACAGAACAACACTAAACACATTACCAAATCGTCGTTATGACCGACATCTGCTTCATATGAATGATTTTTCAAAACAAACGACACAAGTTCTTGAATTATGTCATAATCTGTAAAAATTAATTTATCATCCTCCACAAAACTTTTCAGCAGAGAACATCCTAATCTTTTAACTGCTTTTGTTGTTCGTATTCCCAATTGACTTTCAGACGCACCGAATCCTCCGTCCAGCGTCTGACCTTTTCTTCCACGGACAGAAGTTAAAAGCACATTATCATATTCCAATTCATTGTACAACAAATCCGCCACTTGTCCGCCAATATCGTTGATTTCGACCAGAACATACGCATCGTTAAACTTCTTTGCTACTGGATAAATCGCATTGGGATAAACCATAGGAGACATTTCATTATTTCTAAATGTCGCTACAACCTTATATGGAACCTTGGTGATATCCACCACCACAAACGCATGATAATCCAAATGATTACCTCTGGAAGAATCCACCGTCATTATGTAACTATGGTTGGATAGAGGTTCCTCATAAACTTTGAGTCCGTTATTATCTTTATAAATTGGCGATCTAAATGTTAAAGATTTTAATTTATGTGCAGATATCAAGGTATCAGAACTTCCAATAAAGTCACATTCGAACTCCTGCTTGAATTGTTCCTCGGAGGTATTTCGAATCTGCTGTTCTTTCCATTTTGCATCTCTGCCAGGAATATCAGACCAGTGTACCTCAATTGGCACAAATTCGTTTCTTTTTTCCTCTGCTTCCACCCATAGTTTGTAATACATGTTCAACCCCTTTGGGGTGGAAACAATAACAACTTTGGTTGTAGTACCAGACGAAATAGTAGGATAAGCAGAACTAAAGAACTCTTCTGCAATTCCTGGCGGAACGAACGCAAACTCGTCCAAAAGAATCAAATTGTAAGAACCACCACGGATAGCAGAGGAGGATGTTGCAGATGCAACGACTTTAGAACCGTTTTCTAGGATGATAGATCCCTTGTTCCACTCACCCACTCCCTGCTGTATCCACTTTGGTAAGTATTCATACGCCGTCTTAATTTTTGCTAAAAGATCTCTAGCAACTGCTTGTTTGTTTGCCAAAATAGCAACATTAACGCTAGGGTTAAAAAGAATATAATATAAAATGTAAGAAACAACCGTCGTGGACTTTCCACTCTGACGGGGTAGTTTTGCAATAGTAAAACGATTATCGTGTATTGTCTGTACAATGTTCTTTTGAAAATCGTACATCTGAAAGGGAACAAGTCCCTTATCTACATTTACGATTTTAATGTATTTTTCAATAAAGTAATTTGGATCCTGAGAACACTTAATGTATTCTTCTACCTGTTCTTGGGTGAACTGGATAGGAACATTTGCTGGTTTTAAATTGTAATTTCCATAATATGAAGAATTATTTTCAGTCATGATCAATATACTTTATCTGTTCTAATTTACCTTTTAGTAATGCTTGCAAATCTGTTGTACTGCCCACAAATATAGAATTATTTGTAATCTGCCCAGCGGATTGCTTGGATTGAGGATCTTGGGTTTTCATATCTTGCATTTGCTTGTGCATCATCAGCAAATCTTTATTCACATCAGAAACACTCTTGATTAAGTTCGCAACAACTTCATATGCTCTTGGTTGTTGGGTTTCTGAAGCAACTAATAGAATACCATCTATTGCTTCTGCTCCTCTTTTGATTATATCTTTGAGATTTGTTCGTATCTCCTGATAATCTGTATCCAGATGTTCTGGAGTATGAGGTTCTGATACTTTTTGTATTGCTTTAACTTCAGGTTCAGAATTTACTTTTTCAATATTAAATTCATTTTCAAGATTTTCAAAATTCGAAGGTTCCATATTATTATTCCGTATATTCTTCCGTGATTTCCGTTACGATGGTATAATTATCCGTAATTAAAGTCGTGGGGTAATCCTTAACTTGGATTCTATCTCCATTTGTATCTAAAATAAAATTACCATCAGTATCTTTTAAAAATACTTTTGCATATACTTTTACTTTGGAATACATTGATTCTTTCATAATTACTCCTGAGTAGATATATTGAAGATATCCGTTTCTGTGTAGGTAATGAGTGGAGTTTCCAAGAGAGGACCGAATAGGTTAATTCTTGCGGTAAACGAAAAATCCCACATTAAAATTCTGGGAGTGATATCCAACGCTCCTTCATAATCATTTGCTTGAGATACAGAATTCAGAACAAAAGGAATATTCATTCTTTCCCCCTCTTGTCCTAAAACATCTTGCTTTATAGCAACTGTAAAATCTGGAGTAAAATAAGGTAGTATTTGCTCTGCAAGTTGTAACCCATCATCCATATAACGAACATATGCTGTGAGTGTAAAGTTTACATTATATGGTACTTCTGTATAGTTTCTTTTATACAGGGTGTTTCCATTTTCTTCTGCTTCCGCTATTCTATAGTTAATTGATGGTTTCTTGCGAGAAGAATCATATACTATTTCTGATATTTCGAATCCCATTTTGGGAAGAACAGTTTGAAGTACAACACTATCGTTTCCTTCACGATTTAAAGTATCCTTATATCGTTGAATAAATTTTTCTTTTCCGCTGTAGATAATTGGTACTTTAATTTTGATTGGATTGTTGTCTTGAGTCCTAACAATATAAAGGCTGTCGAAAAGAGATCCAAAAGCAATTACTGTTTTTCTGAGTGTAGAATAGTAGAATGGATCACCAAACATCAGTAATTACCTCCAGAGAACGGATCGTTTTCAGTAAAGTCATAGACATCACCAGATAGATTATCCAAATCAGAATTATTTGGATTGGAAGGTGGAGTTCCGTCTGGTGCGATATTAAATTCATCAATAATACCGTCATTGTTGTTATCAATTTGAGTAAATTGATTATCAATAGCAGCATTAAGTTCTTCATTATTTGTTTGAATTTGCTCGTAGGAATAACGAACCTTCTCGCATGTTAGTTTAAAAGAATAGAACTTTCCTGCTTGGTAGAAATCTGCATCCTGATCTGCAAATTTAATTTCATACAAACCATGATCTAAAGGAAAATAAATTAAATCTCCTTCGGTTGGTCTTTCGATTTGTCTTGCAGTAAAATATTGACGAAATGCTATAGTTTCATGTATGAATCTATCTTTAGAGACAACAAGACGAATACTGTCTCTATTCTCCAACCCAAGACGAGTTACTGTCTCTTTGTCTCCATCATAACCAGTAGCACTTTCAAGATACATTTCAATTGGGAATGCATATCTGAATTTTGAACTACTATCTTCCCCAAAAATAGTATCCATATTTCTATATTCTCTGGGGAGATATAAGCAATTAATACCGTGAATCTTGATCGACTCTTTTACTAGGTCATTGACAAGATCCTGAGTTGGTTTGTAATTGAGGTTATTAAAATATGGATTTACTGCCATTTTATCCTACCATGAAATCTGGTGGTAATTCGTAACGAGCGGACATTTCTCTTTCTATTGTTTCTATTTCCTGCATTGCTTCTGCGTAAATTTGTGAACCATTTAGTGTCACCCCACCAGCAAGAGCAATTCCGTTGTATTTGGAGATATTAGATCCCCATTGCTTCTTGATTAGAGCAGTCGCATATGCTTTTAATAATCTATCATTGTAGATTTCTGGATAATCTTCTGGATCAAGTATCTTATATGCTTCAAACATAAAGAAACTTCCAATAGACATATTTTTCCAATCGGTATCCAGATAAATTCTATTTGTAACTTTACTGAATCGGACTGTATTTTCTGGAGTTAGATAATCTTGAAGTAATCCTAAGTGTCTACGAGTAATATCATAGTGTTGAATAGAACCCATTGTAAAACTACTACCAGCACTAGAATATAAACCAAACAAATCGTTTAGCGCGATTTGATATTTTGCATCGAATATATTAACGCCAGCAGAACCGCCAAGAGTATCAAACATCTGAAAAACACGAACAACAGACAAGATGGAGTTCCCGTCTGGATCCATTGCGGGTGCTGCCAAAATACCATCTTCTTCGTTTGCTTCGGTTGGTGCAGTCAAATCAATATATTTTTGATCTAAATCGGACTGAGTAACTTGTTTTGGCAAGAATACTCTTTCTGCTCCATCGTAGTGCATCTCTGAAAACAATAATAGAGCATCATCTAGACGATCCTCAATCTGGGAATCATCTACATTTATCTCTATTACGGGGTATCCCAATCGTCTAAGACAGTAATCTTTTAGTTCTTGACGAGTTTGTATTCTTGACATTTAAATCTCCCGAAAACAAGGTTCTCCCTTTATTTATGTTTTCGGGAGTGTGAGTTATTCTTTAAAAAGGTAATCCATAAGCATCATATTAGAAATAGTAATATTAAGTCCTGCAAGATCCGAAATGGAAATAAAATCAACATTCAATTCTATTTCTTCATCTAGAAGAGTCATCATCTCATCTGTAAATTCTTTTACTTTTTCTTCTGGAATTTGTAGTTTTCCATCGACTTCTTCTTGATATTTTTTAGCAATATTGTTTTTGACGGTTTCGAATGTGTCCAATTCTTGTTGAATACAATTCAATGCTTTTGCCAATTTATATGCAGATTTCGCATTTGTTGCTTGAGGGGTTAGTACCTTAAA